GTGGATGCTAGCGCGCAGCTTGCGCGACAGGGCGGTAAATTCAGCGCCTGGCATGTTCAATCTCCGATGACGATAGCGGCGCACATTGCCAAAACGGCCATATCGGCGCGGTGGATGCTAGCGCGCAGCTTGCGCGACAGGGCGGTAAATTCAGCGCCTGGCATGTTCAATCTCCGATGACGATAGCGGCGCACATTGCCAAAACGGCCATGCACGCCGCGAAAAACCGGGACTCGCCGCCCAGCAGGAACAGGGCGTAGGCGGCGGTGCCGGCCAGGGCTGCGACGGCGATCATGGCGCCACCGTCCAGGGCCGGATGATGGCGCCTGGATTCACCACTGCGAACTGGCGCACTATCGCTCCGGCGCAGATAATGGCGCCCTCCCCGATGACTGCGCCCTTGCCCACTTCCGCGAAGCGGTGGACGACGACATTCGGGCCGATGGTGACGCCCTTGCCGATGAGGGATGAGGGGTCGATGGTGGCCGTGCTGGCGATCACCGTTGGGGGCAGGTCCGGTTCTTCGCCTTCTTCGCCGCGGTAGAGGAAGCCTTCGGGCTGCGTGGTCATGGTTTACTCCGGCTTGAAGTCGATCAGGACGTAATCGTCGTGCGGCAGCTTGGCGGGAACCTTCCGCGCCCACCGGACAGCGATCAGCCGCCCCGGTATGTGGGCCGGGTACGCCACCAAGTAGCGCGCGTTCAGGCCGGCCGGTAGCTGCGCGGTGTTGTCGATCTGCATGTCGAGGCCGTAGGGGATGACATTCATGGCTCAGTCCTCCACGCCGAATTCGCTGCGGTCGTAGTCGGGGCGGCTAAGGCCGCGGCCGGCGTCGATCTCAGCGTAAATCTGAATCTCGGCCTCGTTGAGGGCTTCCAGCACCGTGAAGCCAGCGGCAATAAGTTCGAGCGCCCGCGCTTTGATGGAAAACTGGATGGCGGCGTCCCGGCGATCTGCCAGCAGGCGGTCGGTCGTTTCTGTATAGAGGTTCATGTCGTTCTCCTTGGTGGCCGCCGACGGGATGCCGGCGGGCGGGTGAATCAGTCCGCTGCGCGCAGGCTGCGCAGGTAGTCGATGATCGCGGATTCCGCCCATCCTGCCAGCAGCAGCTCGGTCGCGAGAATCGCCTCATCGGTGGTCTGTGTCTCGATCATGTCAATCTCCTGGTTGCCACCAGCCAATCCAGCGGCTTCGGTGTACACTCTATGTGCGCACACAAGGGGCCGTCAATAGTTTTTTTATGTGTCAATGATATTTTTTTTTCGCCATATGAATCAACACGTTGCGAGCTGATAACCTATGTGCGACCAACCGCGCGGCGTGTACGATCTGATGTGCCTGGACTGCTGCGCACGGCTGGTGCTGTCAGCGCGGCCCAGCAAGGCGATAGCGGGCGCCATGCTCGCGGCCATCGAGCGGATGCCGGGCTCGCCGGCCAGGGATGAGGTCGTTGAGGCGGTAAAGGCCGTGATGGAGGGCGAACATGCCTGATTACCGTGAGATGCTGTCAATGCTGGTGCCGGGCGCCATCAACCTGGACGGGTCGGGTGGAAGGAGTGACATGCGGCAGCAGATCACGGCAGCACTGGCCCGCGTGCGCCCTCGCTGGGCGGCGGAACTGCTGCTGGCCAGGTACGCCGACGATCTGGGCGCGCTCAAGCAGGTCGGCTATGCGCTCATGCAGGAACTGGCCGGCATGACGTACCCCGAGAAGCACCCGCCCGGCACCCTGCGCGCCGTGGCCTATGCCGTGTTGTCCGAGTACACAGACCCGCCGCCGTGCCTATCCTGCTACGGGACGGCCCAGACCTGGCAGATGGTTGAGGGCGCGGTAACGGCGATTGATTGCCCGGTCTGCGGCGGGACCGGGAGGCGTCGAATGACCAATGACGAACTGGCGCAGACGCTCGACCAGTGGAGCCTATGGGCGCCACGGTACGCACGCCTGCACCACATGTTGAGGGCACATGAGCGCGCCGCGCTGGAAACCTTGCGGGGCGCGATGCAGGAGGTGCCATGCGCGCCGTGATCTTCATTGTTTCCTTCATTGCCGCCGGTATCAGCTTCCCGAAATTACTGATCGACGATGCCAGCCGGAGGCGAAATTTCCTCAAGGATGGCGCGCCGGGAGTGGACGATTCCTACGAGCGCGTCAAGTCTCCAGGACGGACGTATCACGACCTGAAAAACGTCCTCGTCGAGTGGGTCCGCGCCGATCCGCAGTTGGCCGGAAAGTGCCTGACGGGGCTGTTAGTTTGGTCGTGGGGCCTGTATTGGCTGGCCAAGTTTTTGATCCCTTGACGCCAAGAGAAAAACCCTTCAACATGCGCGCGGGGGAAAGTTGCGCCTCGAGGAAACGTAATCGCTGATGTTCGAGCTTTTCCGTGACCACATCCTCGACGCCGGCCTGGCGCTGCTTCCTCCGCGCATGGATTCCCCGCTTGCTAGGCGGTACTTGCTGGCGATTTGCCTGCAAGAATCGCGCTTCGAGCACCGGCGCCAGATTGGCGGGCCTGCAAAGAGTTTCGCCCAATTTGAGCGGTCCGGCGTTCTCGGCCTGATCCGCCACACAGCAACCGCTCCGCACCTACAGTCCGCGGTAGTCGCGCTGAAATACGACGCAGAAATGGCGACGGATGACGTAGGTATCCACGCAGCCATCGAGCACAACGACGTGCTCGCCTGCGTAGTGGCCCGTCTGAATCTGTGGTGGCTTCCCGAGCCGCTGGCCGAGGATCGGGACGGCGCATGGGGCCAATATTTGAAAAGTTGGCGGCCAGGCCGGCCCCACCCCGAAACCTGGGCGGAATGCTGGCGACGCGCAAACGAGGGCTGAAATTTGAACAACGCGACGATCGGCGAACGTTTTGACATCGCAGCCGGCAGCATGACAGGTGTCGTGCAGCTGCCTCCGGGAGGGGCCGGAATTACGGCCATCCCCGTATGCAGTCTGGGCCTGGCGGTTGGCACGACGGCAGACGGCGTGGTGATCCTGGAGACCGAGGAGGAGCTTGCCGCGCAGGCGACAACGCCTGATCCCGGCCCGCCGCCCGTGTCAGCGTGGAAAGTCCGCAAGGCGCTCACGGCAGCCGGCCTGCGCGATCAGATCGAGGCCGCCGTCGCGGCTGCGTCGCAGGACATCACAGACGCCTGGGAGTACGCCGGATCGTTCGAGTGCGACCACCCGCTGATCTTGAGTATGGTGGAGCAGATGGGCCTCACGGACGAGCAGGTGGACCAGGTGTTCACGCTGGCGGCGACGCTGTGATGATCGGTACATGCGCCGCCACGCGGTGGGGAATCCCCGTCGAGTCGTTTGCCGCCGGCACGCTGATCATGCTCGATGCGCGGCCTGTGATCATTGAGGCGGGGTAGCCATGCGGCGATCGTCGAAACATTCAACATCCAGCGGCCGAGCCATGCGTGCGCATGGCGCGCTGGACCTGATCGCCGATGGGCAGGTGGTGAGGCTGTGATGGGCTTCAACGTCGTCGAGTTCCCGCAGCCCCGATCGCCCGAGGATGCGCTGGAGGAAGCTGTCAACATGGCCCGCAACGGCGACCTGCAGGACGTGCTCGTCCTCTGCTACGACGGCGACGGGCATCAAGTCATGATCGCTTCAGGCGCCGTAACCCGCAGGGATGCCCTGTGGATGCTCGAAACGGCCAAGGTCGCTGTTCTAAGCCCGGATGAAGACGATGAAAACGCTGCGTGACGAACACGGACTGCTCAAGCAGCAGCGTGATTTCGCGGACGCCTACCTGGCCGATCCTGACCGCAACGCGAAGGCCGCATACATCAAGGCCGGCTACGCAGCACGGGACAACGCTGCCGAAGTCAGTGCCTGTCAACTTCTAAGACGACCTCAGGTGGCCGCTTACATCGCCCTGCGGACCGCTGAGGAGCGCAAGAAGGCCGAGAAGAACTTCGACATCACCCAGGAACGTGTCCTGTCCGAGCTGGCCGGAATCGCGTATTGCGACCCGGCTGACCTGTACGACGAGGACGGCAAGCTACTGCCGATCCGCGACATGCCGGAGCGCGTGAGGCGGGCCATCGCGAGCATCGAGCACGGCAAGGACGGGGTGAAGATCAAACTGTGGAGCAAGACGCAGGGCGCAGACATGCTGGCCAAGCATCTGAACCTTTACGACCAGCACCAGAAGGCCGGGCTGGGCGGTGTTGCCGAGTTGATGCGCGAGATTGCCGAGCGCCGTTCACCGGAGTCACACCCGGTTGAGCGCGCCAAGGCGAATCAGGGCGCGAAATAGGGCCGGCGCCCCACTTTGTTAGATTCGCCCGGCCGAGCGGTTGAGACAATTCCCCACCGAAGGGGTGTTTTTGGCAAATGTGGCGCACTGCCGGCCACCACACACGGCGGTTTTTCGGAGAACGAGACGATGGATATGGACATGGGCAAGTGCAAGAAGGCCACCGGCTCGGCCGGCATGAAGCAGGTGTTCGGCGACACCAACGGCATGAAGAAGCCAGGCGAGAAGCAGGCGCCGCGGTCCAGTGGCACCGACGGCAAGAAGAAGTCCGGCGAGAAGTAATGAGCGTGAGGCGCCAGCTTGACGATCAAGGCTGGCGCCTCAACAACCTGTACACGATCACGACCAAGGAAGGGAAGAAAGTCCCTTTCCGAATGAATTGGGCGCAGCAGGAGCTGTGGGAAAGCCTTTCGCTGAACAACCTGGTGCTCAAGGTGCGCCAGCTGGGCATCAGCACGTTCATCCAGCTTTTGCAGCTGGACACCTGCCTGTTCAATGCCAACACGTCCTGTGGTGTCATCGCGCACGACCGCGAGTCGGCCGAGGACCTGTTCCACCGGAACATCAAGTCCCCCTACGAGGATTTGCCCGAGTCGATCCGCGATGCGGTGACGGCCACGAGCGATACGGCGCGACAGCTGCGGTTCTCGAACGGCTCGGTCATCCGGGTCGGCACGAGCATGCGATCAGGGACCTATCAGATTTTGCACGTTTCGGAATTTGGCAAGATTTGCGCCCGCTGGCCCGACAAGGCGCGCGAGATCGTGACCGGCTCGTTCGAGACTGTGCCGGTCGGCCATGGCCTGAAGTTCGTCGAGTCCACCGCCGAAGGGCGCGAAGGGTATTTCTACGACTACTGCCAGGAAGCGCGGGCGCTGCAGGACGCCGGCAAGGAACTTGGCGATCAGGACTGGCGGTTCTTTTTCTTCCCCTGGTGGAAGCACCCGGAATACAGGTCGCGCGACCTGAGCACAATCATCACGGCCGAGCGGACGGCGTATTTCGACGAGCTTGAGAAGGTGATCGGTGAGCCAATCCCTCTTGCGAGGCGGCTTTGGTACGTGGGCAAGGCCAAGACGCTTGGCGAGGACATGCTGCGTGAGTACCCGAGCACGCCGGACGAGGCCTTCGCGGTCACGATCCAGGGCGCGTATTACGGGAACGAAATGCGCGAGGCCCGCAAGGCAGGCCGAATCACGAAGGTGCCCTACCAGACCGGCGCTCTTGTTCATACGTGGTGGGACCTTGGCATGGACGACATGACGGCGATCTGGTTCGTCCAGCGTATCGGCCGCGAGCTGCACGTCATCGACTACTACGAGGCCAACAGTGAAGGCCTGGCCCACTATGCCAAGGTGCTGCAGGACCGGGGCTACCTGTACGGGGCGCACGTCGGCCCGCACGATCTGGAAGTCCGCGAGCTGGGCGGCGGCGAAGGGGAAGGCATCACGCGCAAGGAGACTGCCCGGCGGCTTGGCATCAATTTCACCGTGGCCCCTGGTCCGGGCAGTGTTTCGCAGGCCGATGGCATCCAGGCCGTTCGGAATCTGCTGTCGATCGCTTGGTTCGACGAAGAGAAGTGCGATAAGGGCATCAAGTGCCTGGAGGCTTACCAGCGCGAGTGGAACGAGTCTCTGGGCACGTACCGCAACACACCGCTCCACAATTGGGCCTCGCACGCGTGTGACGCCTTTCGGCATGGCGCCATCGGCGACGCCAAGACCGCCTCGGTTCGTGCGCAGGAAGTGACGCCCGTATCACCAAAAGGATGGACTTGATGAGCAAGCAGATAGTCGACTTCGCGCCGATCGCGGACGTGGTGTGCCGCATCCTAGGGCCGGCCGCCATGGAGCATCCAGACATTCGCCCGCGCCGCGATAACGTCGAGGTCCGTATAGGCGAGGCCGAAAATGCCGGCAAGGTGATGTTCCGCTTCATGCACATGGACAGCTTTCTGGTCGAGTTCGAGGTTGACGTTGCAGCATTCCTGAAAGACCCGCATGCCTACCTGGGCGGCATCGTCCGCGACGTGGCGCTGGCTGTCGAGAACGCACGACGCCGTCGACAGGCTGAAACCGTGATCTATCTTCCGATGGTCCACTGATGGCTGGCCTCATCATCACGAAGAGCAACGCCGACCTGATCCGCGAGGACCAAGAGCGGGCGAAACCCAATGATCGTGAGGCGTTCGAGAGCCGGCTGGCTGGCCACATTCGTAAGGTGTGGGAGCGCAACCGCCGCGCCAAGGAGCGGGTACAGGACCGGATGCTCAAGTGCATGCGCCAGCGCAACGGGGAGTACGACGCCGAAACCCTGCACGAGATACGCAAGCAGGGCGGGTCCGAGATTTACATGATGCTGACCGCGACCAAGTGCCGGGCGGCCAAGTCGTGGATCACCGACATCGAGGTTCCCGCAGGGGATCGGGCGTGGCTGCTGGAGCCGACTCCGATCCCCGATCTTCCACCCGAGCAGGCGCAGGCGGTTCAGGAAGCGGCGACGCTGAAGTTTCGCGAAATGATGAGCCAGGGCGAGGCGCCTCCCGACCCGAAGGTCTGGCTGGAAATGATGCAGCAGGCGCAGGAAGAGGCACGCCGGGCGGCCGAGAAACATGCCGAACAGGCCATGGAGCGCATGTCCCGGCGCATGGACGACCAGCTGACCGAAGGCGGCTGGGTGGCGGCGATCGAGTCGTTCATCGACGACCTGGTGACGTTCCCTGCCGCTGTCATCAAGGGGCCGGTGGTTCGCAACCGGCCGACGCTCAAGTGGGGGCCGGACTTCGAGCCGGTCCAGGCCAACGAACTGCGCGTCGAGTTCGAGCGCGTCAGCCCCTACGACGTCTACCCGTCGCCGTATGCCACGTCGCCGCAAGAAGGCGACTTCATCGAGCGCGTGCGACTGTCCCGGCGCAGCCTGTATCAAGCCCAAGGCATTCCCGGCTACAGCGCCGAGAACATCCGGATGGTGCTTGAGGAATACGGCCGCGGGGGCCTTCGAGAATGGATTTGGCGTGACTACGAGCGGTCACACCTTGAGGGCCGGGACTCGACGGTCGAACTGCACGATCCCGACACCGTTGACGGCCTGCATTTCTGGGGCAGCGCACAGGGCGTGATGCTGCTGGATTGGGGGCTTCCGCCAGAGCTGGTTCCTGACGTGCTGGCCGAGTACGAAATCGAAGCCATCCTGATCGGGCGCCACGTCATTCGCGTGCGTCTGAATGACGATCCTCTGATGCGCCGGCCGTACTACAAGGCCAGCTTCCACCAGCTGCCCGGCGCTTTCTGGGGCAAGGCGGTGCCGGAGCTGATCGCGGACATCGAGCAGGTCTGCAACTCCACGGCACGCGCTTTGGTCAACAACCAAGCGATCGCGTCAGGCCCACAAGTCGAGGTCTACGTGAACCGGTTGGCCGATGGCCAGAACGTGACCAGCATGTACCCGTGGAAGATTTGGCAGATGAAGGATGAGCTTGGCGGCTCGAATAACCGGGCGATCAGCTTCTTTCAGCCGAATTCCATTGCGGCCGAGCTGCTAGCCGTGTATGAGCAGTTCGAGCGCAGGGCCGACGACGCCACGCAGATTCCGCGCTACGCCTACGGTAACGAGCGCGTGGGCGGCGCTGGATCAACCATGGGC